TACATGAGGACTGTTTTGAGTGCAAGCTGGGGATGGTGCTAGGCTTCGCTAGATTGGAAGCTGGTGATTACAGGTTCTACCCTGACGACGGTATTGCATTGAATGCCGTACAGCAGGCATGGGTTGACGAATTCCTGAGGAAGCAAAACCATAGCCTGTGCTTTAGGCCAGGGGACTTATGAAGACATATAGCGCAGAAGATGCAGTTGTCACAATAGAGCAGAGAGTCCTTAAAGGACCAGAGCCTTACGTGCACACAATCAAGTTAGGCTTGATGCCAGAGGATGCCAAGCTGATTCAGCAAGCGGCCGCTAGGATTGAAAGCCTGCAGGCTCAGCTGGCCGAGTTTGAACTCGAGAGGGAGCGGGGCGTCGGCGCGGTGGAAGCCGAGGATTACTTGGACTTCTTAGACCTCGAGTGTGGCTCGTGTAACAGAGAGCTGACGGAAGACGAGATAATCGAGATGGAACTCGAGAATGGGTATGGGAGTGATACATGATTCAAGTAACCCCTAGAGGCGGTGTCATAGAGATAGCCGAGGTTCACTCGGACGGCAGCGTGGACCAGCTGGGGTTTATAGATTTTCTGGACGACTTGTACGTCTTTTTGCCCGAAAAGCACATAGCGCAGATGGGCAGGGAGGGCTTGACTTTTGAGCAGCAGAAAGTTATTCAAGGATGGCTAGACGGGTTGAATGGGGTCTAATAAAAACCCGCGTGAGGCGCGTGATTTCTCAGAGGCGTCGCGGGTGTGTTACTCAGAGAGTATCAAAACAGCAAAGCACTGGCAAGCGCCGCGTAGTTACTAGCACCGCCCGACACGAGTAGCTTGTCAATCGCGTAAGTCATAGCGTCCACGCCGTCATCATTCGCCCCACGCGGAAAGCTCATACATTCTTCCACTAGCTTCTCAGTGAAGCTGGCGTGCTTAGGCAGCATGACATTTCCAGCCTCTAAGTAAGGCGTAATCGAGTGAACCCTGGCTTCTTTCCCGCCGTTCGGCTGAACGGGAATGATGCCAGGGATTTTCGTTTTCAACACTTCAATAATCGCCGAGCCATTAGCTTTGTCTTCGATGTACACCGGCCCAATGCCCGGGTATTTCTGGCGAAGCCCGAGTATCGCCTGCACTGTGTCTATAAATCCCATGCGTTTCCAGGCGGTGTCCACTAAGTATATTTTCCCGCGACTCCTAAGCCAGACTTGGACTGCTACCAAGTCGGAATCTTCGTTGCCTTTGAACGCGCAATCTACCACCATAGCCCAGCGTTCCTGGTCTGGTAGGCCGGGCAGTTGCTCGTAGGTTTTCAGCCATTCACGCTGAATGATGCCGCCCTTAGCAGGCGCGGGGCGTTGCTGGTGTTGCCCGGCGTAGGCCAACGAGCCCATGCCTCGGCCTGACTTGGCCTCGTCTAGCACGGCCTGCGGGAACTTCTCAGGGAATAATAGCTCGCCTGGCTGAGTTCGCCAGTCTTTCGAGATGCTCGTCTTAAACGCGCGCTCTGGCTCGAATTCGCTGGGCAGGCATAAGTGTTCCCAGCCGCCCTGGCTAAGAAGGTAGCCAGTCAAGTCATCCTCGTGCAAGCGCTGCATTACGAGCACTTCGCGCGCCGTGGCCAAGTCATTGAAGCGCGATGACATGGTTTGAGTCTTCCAGGCTATGACTTCCTCGCGCGCGAGTTTCGAGTGGGCGTCGTTTGATGCGAGCGGGTCATCTATAAGCAAGATGTCGCCGCGATGCCCGACCATGCCAGCACTCACCGAGGTAACCATGCGAAAACCATTCGCGGAGTTCGCGTAGTAGGACTTGAGGTTTTGGTCGTCGGACATCTCGAAAGTCTCAGAGAGCCCAAGCGCAGAGCAGTCTTGAAGCAACTCTTGAAACCAGATTCCATCGAACAGCGCACGGCTCTTCACGGCATCCCGCATTGCCAGCTTCAAATCGTAGGAAGCGGTCATCAGGCGCCAGCTGGGCTTTCTAAGCCACAGCCACGCGGGGTATAGCACGGAAATAAGCATGGACTTCGCATGGCCTGGCGGGATGTTGACAACCAACCGCCTAATCGTCCCGTCTTCCACCGCTTGCAAATGCTTGCAAATCTCAGTGAGGTGCTGGCCCCAAAGCAAAGGCGTAGGGTCAATCTGGCCCCACGCCTCGCGACAAAAGAATTCAAAGCTGCGGTGTGCTAGCGTGCAATACGCCGAGCGTTGAAGCTGAGGGGTAATCTCCACCCTCTCAGTATACGCCTTGAATGGGCCCGGGGCTACCAGTTCTTTTCGAGGAAGCGAGGGCCGAAGTTCTTAGCGAACCACTCGACGAGCAAGTCGGCCACCTGGTCGGTTCGCAGTGAGTTATTCCAGAAAAGCCGACGGTCGAACTCAAGATGTTTCGCGAACTCGACTCGAATGTCGCCCAGGTACGTCTCGAAGATATGAGTATTGCCACGTCGTCCGCAGTAAATTAGTTCTAGGTCTCCTACGATGAGGCGAGTCATAAAGCGTCCCCGCAAGTCATGCCTTTGAAGCGAGCCTCCTCTAGAATTTCCATAACACTATTGAAGCACTGAGCAACCGTAGCGCCGAGAAAAGCCTCGGGATGGCCGCACGTCAAGGAGGCAATCTTGGCGTCTTGTGAGTATTGTTCGGGAGTACGGTAGCATCTTGAGGCCGGAGGCGACCGGCCTATGTCAGCAAAGACAAAGAAGAAAGCCGTAAGTATCCCGATGGGAACTACGATGGCTAAGAAGTTGTGGCATAGGCGAGTCATTCCTGGGCCTCCATCAAGCATCGTATAGCCGATTGCAGGTCTAGCAAAGCACACATTTCTTCAGGCGTTACAAGAAAGCTAGGTGCTGTGTTGTCACTGAATATTAGAAAGTCTTCATGGTCTACAATGAATTCGTTTGCGACGTTGTCTTTTTTGACAAGGCTGACTGAGATAGTAGCATCCTCGGCTTCAGTTACCTCCACGAAAAAGACATCTTTGAGTATTTCAGGTATCTCAATCATTCCTCCCCCTCGAAAACTTCCAACGTAACTACGCTAGCCGCGTATAGCAGGCCTCCGACTACCGCCGCGGTCATGCTGGCGAGCACACCTACGGCGAACACGAGCGACGACACGCCGGCCAAAATCGCGCCCTCAATTAGGAATTGTGTGACGAGAGATTGCTCGGGAGTCTTCGCCCATCTAAGCGCTATTAACCCGATGCAAATCAGTGACGCGCTAGCGCCAGGCCACGCTATGGCCAGCGTGAGAAGCCCAGCTGACTCTAGGATGGATGCGAGTACTTTATAGGTTTTCATTACAAACCACCTTCGCGAATTTGCTTGCTTATTGCCGCATAGAAGGCTACCTCTTCATAGCTGACAAATGTATAGTCAACAGTAAAACCGTCGGACTCAACAACCACACGTTTGTGGCCATAGCTTACACTGACTTCGCAACAGTCAATCTCTACGCTTTTAGGTTGCTCGATATCGTTAGGTACTTCTATAAGCATCTTCACTCCTCTACCATTACCTTTCGTTCAGCTCGTAAATATTCAAGCGATACCATGACTCCCGCGATGAACTGGTTGTACTCCGCCACCCCAGGCCCTAAGAATTTACCCCGCGAATCCCGCCCGGTGGGCTCGGGCTTTTCGGGGATAGTAGTACACCTGTGCCCGGCGCAAAACGTATCACCAGCAAGTATAATCCCGTTGGTAAAACGCACGACGTTCGCCCCGATGAACACCACCCGCCTTGGCACTACTTTCCCCTGCAGGTTACAACTCCGATAGTTGCACTCCGCTAATATGTCAGCCAGCGTCACGCCCGCCACGCTCCCGCGCTCGCGTGAAACCCTGGCAAGCTGCCTAGGAAATTCAAGCGGAGTACACGCTGGCAGCCACCTAGTGGCAGGCTCGAACACTAGCGGCCACTGTTTTTCGTCTCGCCTTTTCACAATCCCCCCACTAGCAACGTAAAACCACGGCGTTGCTTGTATTGAGTGTAGAACAGTTGCCAGGCTATTTGCAAGGTGTGTGCATGGACCTCGAAGGTTTCTTCAGAGTATTTGTGAGCGAACAAATACGTGCCTTCGTGGTAGTGCGGAACCCACGCATCTCGGATTGCGTCGGGTGGAAACTCGCTACCCTTTTCAAGCAATTCTGCGGCTGACACAAGGTACTCCCCCGACAAAGCGCCCGGTTCTACAAGCCATGTAAAGTTTGTCATAGCCGCCAAGCACGCGCGCACCTTCCTCCAAATAGTCGACCAGAGTCGAGAAATCAGGCGCGTCATCGCGAAAAACAAAAGCATACTTACCGTCCAATGTCTCTATTATCATTGTTCGCTCCGTTTGAATTGCTCGGTGAGCCGTACTATTTCAGCAGCGTCGGCTAATAAGGTAGGCATAATTTTAGCAAGCAACTCCAATTCTAATTCCGGGGAATCTTTTGAAAAGTAGTCCGGTTTGTCTAGGTATTCTGTCCAAAGAGCGCTCAAGTATGCTTTTTCATTCATAACCACCAACTGCAATATCTTTCCGAGCCTTGGCCAGCCTGAAGGTGCTGGTTTTAGCAAGTAATGCAGCACCGGGTGTCCAGAACTCACAGTTACAAAATTGGCGCGGTAGTGTTCATTGGAGAATTTGAAATGTAGTTTGATATATTTAGCATATTTCAGGTCCCGTCTGTTAAGCTCCTCACCCCGTTCAATCATAAACTTTCAACTCCTCTTTTCCCCGTGCGAAATTGCAAGTACTCAACTATCTCCCGCGCTTTGAAGTCTTGCGAAAACCCGGGCTCTGGTTTCAACTCGAACACCTCCGTGGCGTCGCCCGCCCCTATGACTAGCCTACGCCGCCTGCGCTGCCAGAGGAATGTCGTAGAGTCGGCAGATTTTAGCATGACAATCGTGCGGTCTAGTTGTCCTGACACGGGGCCTCCGGAACAGTAACATTGTAAAAGGCTTCTGAGTGTTGAAGCATTGTTCTCAAGTGGGAAAGCATGAAGGGAGGCGGGCAGTCTTCGAATTCCACTACCAGCTTGCCGTCTTTGCGAGCGTACATATGAAATGCGGTCCGAGTATCCGAGTATTTAAACTTTCCACCCTCACTGAATCTTGAAGTCACTATCGCCGAGACTGAGTGTCCGTTATATTGAGAGACTTTCAAGTGGAAACTTCTGTACGAGTCTAGTTCAATCTCAATTGTTCTATTCATATAGCCTTGCCCTTTCTAGCTTGAAATTTCCCCGAGTCGATTATCTCGCTTCCGTCGCGAAAGACGTAGACGGTATAGCCTGGCTCATCGTAGTTCGACACGCTATGCTTTGCAATGTCGAGAATTAACTCAGAGCAGCAAAGGTAGTCGGGATTCCAACACCGGAAGTCATCCTCTCGCATCAGCCACTCTGCCATTGTCTCTTGTGTTTGGTTCATGCGTACTGTGTTGCAAGCCGCATGCCAGCTATTTCCAGCGCCCGCCCGCGCGTAAGCCCTTGAAATTAAACGGTAGGCAAGTGTCGCATGACAAAAAGTGTCTGACAAAAATTGTCACTGTGACAAATCCCGTCACTATTGCATGAAACGTTACACCGTAAAAGCAAGCACTTAGACTTTTCAAGCCGGTTGGCACGGGCCATGCATTACTAAGACATGCCGCAATCAAGCGGTTCTGACGAGGGTAAGATGAGAGAGTTACTTGAAACGGACTTCGAGTTGACTGTAGAAGTTAACGTAACTGAGTTGCTGGCGTTGCTTGATGCTCAAGACCCAATCATCGAAGGGGTGCTTTGTGAATAACCGAAGATTTTTCGAGCGCCCTCGCATAGCCCAGCCACAAGCGTACTACGTAGCATTGCGCCGCGAGCGCCTCTGTGAGCGACTTGCAAAGGCCGGCGCGACTGTTCACTTGCTTGCAATGGGGGCCTCTGTTAATCAAGTCTGGTACCCCACGCTCGACGGTCTGGAGAGGGTGCTCAGGGAGTTGACGCCATGAACCGCCCGCTAAGTAAAGCCGAGGGGATGCTCGTGTTCGCAGGGCTTTTGGTGTTGCAAGTAATTATATTCAGTGTGAGGTAAGTATGAAAATCGCAGAAATGCTATTTGAATTGCTCTCGAATCATAGGGTTGGTGACAAGGCCAGGTTTTTAAGAGATTTCTCTATACTTAATATAGTAACACCTAGCTATACGCTTTACGAGTTCAAAGACAATTCGAAGCTACAGGTTTTCAAAGAACACGTAGAAGTGGCTGGTTCAGTTAGTTCGAAAGCTCAACTATTACTCGAGTTAAACTCTTGTAGAGATGGTGATTGGGACCTGGCGCTTCTTAAAATAGCAGGTGAGGCTTTTGGAACTGCAGTTTCATCTGAAGACCCTTTCGAATATCGTTTAGGAGACTCTTCTACTCTATGTATTCGCTATAATCTTATGAGGGTCGTATGATTGACTATGATTTACTCAGACGTGAAACCATGCGAGCCTCGCACGAAGGCTCGCTGCGGCGGAAACTCGAAGCCCAGAAAGCTGAGCGAGACATGCTGAAAGCCGAGGCTATACGCGCGCTGGCACCGGCGTTGTATGATGCTTTGAAGAACCTCGCACGCGAAGATTTCAGCTCGGTTGACTTGGAAAACGCGCGGGCGGTGCTCGCGGCTTGTGAGGTAAAATGAACCCAGACAACATCAAAGAATTGCTCGTCTCGCTCAAGAAAGAAGCCGCTGAGACGCCGCAGGAAAACATCAGGCTTGCTATACTGGACGTGATTGACGCTCTTGAAGAGTATCTTCAGACTAGGCGGTAGAATATGTGCTCAACGCGAGAGTTCTTCGATTCTAAACGGGAATCACTTGAAGAGGCGTACTTGATTACAATTCAGATAGTCGCCACACTCTCGCGACTGGACCGGTGGTACGACGGAGAGGACGCCGAGTTTTTCGACTCATTACTCGAAGTCTACATTAAAGCGCCGTTCGACTTGGGGCCTACTTTGACTAGCGCTTTGAAAGACGCGGACATTAAAGTAAGCCCCGAGTCACGCACTATGATTATCGAAAACGTGCTCGAAGGCTATGACTTGCTCAGCCGCATGGAGTCAAACGAGGCTGAAGAGCAAATGCACGTAGCCCAGTGCATGGCCTGCATCAACGATTGCTATATTCAATGATTGTACTAGCCGCGTCGATGCCATTGACAGGCCACCTGTAATGTCCCGTACACTCTCGAATAAGAGGCCACGGGCTGGCCTTGGTAACGTCTTCACACATCTTAGTAGGCGCGCTGACACCACAGCCTTGAATAGCGTGGGCCATTTCGTGGGCCAATGACGACTCGTGCCAAGGCTGGTTAGCAATCAGAATCAGCGAGCGATAGCACTGAGTGAGCCCAAGTAGTTCGGTGCCAGCTACTTTGAACGTCGCGTCTGGTAGTATTCGAACGGTGTAACCTTCAAGTTGCTCGCACGCGTTGGCAAAGTCTTTAGTCTCAGGCGAGTCTACCACATAAGACTCGAAAGCGCTGAGAATTGAATCTTCGGCAATCTGGAAATTCTCGCACGTCCAGTAGTGGCTTGGCTTGTAGTAAGAATACGCAACGTCCCCGCTGGTATTCGTGGCGGGAGGTTTTTCCAAAATCATTCCGCAGCGAGACACGCACATCGCGTTGTCTGGGAGGTATTTCATCGAACAACCTAAAAGAACACCTGCAAACAAGACGAACCAGCGCATACTACTCTCCAGGTAATTTGGGCTCCGCGTAACAGCGGCAATTAACAGCTTGGCCGGGGTGGCCGTCCTCAGGCGGGTCGGACCATTTGAATGTCTGACCTTGGCGCTCTTCGTGCTCGGGTCTGACTCGACCGTCATTCACGGTATTCCAAATATACTCGGTGATGCCCAAGTCGGTTTGACGGGTGCGGTCCAGTTCGCCAAAGAATTTACCAGCCTGGTCTCTCGCAATCAAAGCCGCGCGGGAGTCTGCCACGCCCAGCCGCTCGGAAATAATCTTAGCCATCGACTCAGCGCGGAGTCCTGTTGGCGCAAGGCGAACCACCTCTCGGTTGATTTGATTGATTGTATCGCTGGCCATGTTCCGAATAAGCGCCGTGTTTTGCGCGGTGAATTCTTCTAGCTTACCGTATAGCCACGGCTCATTCCCGAACACGTCAATGCCCACCGCGGGCCGCAGTCGGTCATTCAGAGTCTTTCTGTGCAGCCTTTCAAGCGAGCCCGCGTATTCCAGCGAGAGTCGCTTGACATTCGGCTTAGTCCAGACGACGTTGAAAAAGTCTCGCTCTACGTCGTCGAACAACGCGTCAAGTTCGTCGGTAGGGCCGTCTTGACGAAAGCGCGAGAGTATTGGAGCCGCTCGCTTGACTACACGTTCAGTCAGTAAGGCGCGCAATGTGCCAAGCACTCGCGTCTTAATTGCACGGTAGTACGCCGCGCGAATGGCGTTTGGTTGCACTGGCCTGCGCGCAAGCGCCCGCTTAAGGAGCTTGGGTTTCGTCGACGGGAGCTTCAATAATTCTTTGAGCTTCACTTGTCGCCCCCCTTGCTTGCAAGTCAATCTGAGTGTTCAGGCTGAACTCTGCGCCGAATCGAGATTCAACAACTTCCTCTGGGGACAAGATGCCAGCGCCAACATACGCCACGTCAGCTTGGGCCATCTTAACACGCAAGTCCGCTTGCTCCAATTCAGTCATTTGCCAGAGTGAGTTGAATTGAATGTCAAACTCAGGAACTTCAAGATTCAGCTCTTTGAAGAGTATCGAGAATATCAGGTTGAGCGCAGGTTTGAGTATAGCGTTCTGAGAAGCAGCTACGCGGTCATAGTACAGCCGCATCTCGACTGCGCCGGTGGCGTTAAGACCGGATGGGGTTTGACCGAACAGAATTGTGACCGGTATTTGCGCCGCCGAGGCAACTGGCTCTGCCATCTTGGAAAGCAACTCGGGCAGCCCAGTAGTCGGCACCGCTAGCCTGCTAAGCTCTTCACTACCATCAACCGCTGCCATGTTAGCAACACTTAAACCATAGCTGAGGTTCGCCAGTCGCTCTAGAATCGCATCCCGCTTACCGGAGCCAAGCATCTGAGCCAGGTCGGTTTGCTTGTAGATTTTCTGGGCGAATTCTTGAATCAAAATTGAAGCTGACTGGTAGCTCGTGCCGAAGTCGCGAATAGAATCAAAGCACCTTTCAAGCACTGGCTGGCCCCAGCCATTTCGCTTTGTCTCAAACACTCCGAAGGTGGCGCCTTTGAGCACTATTAATCGAGACTCGTGGACGAGAAATGGTTGAGCGGTTTTGGAGCCTTGCTTAGGTTCTATTTTGTATATTTGAGTCTGTGCGTACTTGGGCTGCACAGGACTGTCATATTCCATAGCAGGTGTGCACTCGTCAGCAGCGAAGACGTGCAAGTAGCTCAGCGTTTTTACTTTTGAAATGTCTAGCGGCGTCTGCAGATTTGAAGCGTCCGAGCTGCCGTCATCCACACCCAGCAATATCGCCGCGCCGCCTAGAGCGCGCTGGAAGTTTATGGCTTTGCGAAAGACCTCTTGAAGGTTCATTCCGTCTGCACGGTCTTGCAAGACTTTGATGACTTCAGAGTCGGCTGAGTTCAGCTTCCAACCCGCGCGAGTCATCTCTTCGGAGTGTGCTTCCACGACTCGGGAGGCCAAATACTCACTCTGCCAAAACTCGCGCAGCTCTTTGAAAGTTTTAGGTTGATAGCTTACGGCAGCTGCCAGTCGCTTATCCCGCCCGGCCACCCCGAGGCCTGTTGCTACGTTCTGAAAAGCGTCTACTCTGTTAACCTCAGGGGCTGGCTTTGACTTGAAAAAAGGAAACTTCATGCGAGCGCCCCCGTTTGCTTAAATGATTTGAGTGTTCGCGTGGCAGACAGCCCCTCGAAAGGGTGCCCCTCTTCAAAGACCTCGCCACTATTCACGGTTTCCCAGATGATTTGAAGACGCTGGTAAAGCTCGTAAAGGAAGCCGTCGCTTTCGCAACTGAAGTGTCCGATGAAAGGGCTTCGCACGCGAACGTCCCCATCACAGACCTCTACGATGTCGAATTCAAGGTCGGGCACGAAACGGTAAACGAAGTACTCGTCGGCAATAACGTCGATTTCGTAGGAGCCCACTTGCCAATCCTTTGCCATGTCGCAAGATTACCACTCGATTGATAGACTGGCGACATGGCGCAAATATACAACTTCACAAATCGCGTGGGGCGAAACGCGGTCGACCAAGGCTCAACTTTCGAGCGAAGTTTTACGATGACCAATGACTACGGCCAGCCAACTGATTTGACCGGGCATTCTTTCAGGATGCAGATACGGTCAACAGTCGAATCGGCTACAGTGGTACTAGAATTGACTACCGCGAACGGTCGCTTGCCCATAGACGATGCCACGGCTGGCAAGTTCAAGATTCTGCTCAGCGCCACAGATACCGCTGCGCTCACGGCGGGTTTTTACGTCTACGATTTGGAATGGGTCAACGGCTCTAGAGTCACGCGACTTTTTGAAGGGCCGCTCGAAGTATCACGCGAGGTCACACGATGAAAATTTTGGACGATAAGGGAATCACTGTTTCATTTGCGCCTCGCGATGGTAAAGATGGGGATAGCGCTTACGAGCTAGCGGTTGCCGGTGGATTCGTAGGTACTGCCTCGGAGTGGCTCGAGTCTCTGGTCGGGCCTACTGGTGCGGCTGGGGCGAATGGCACGAATGGTACGAATGGTACGAATGGTACGAACGGCACGAATGGGTCCAGCGCGTATCAAATAGCCGTAGCTAACGGGTTCGTCGGTAGCGAGTCGGCTTGGCTCGCTTCGCTGATAGGACCTGAAGGTCCCGCGGGAGCGGACGGGGCCGATGGTGCAGACGGCGAGAGTTTCTATTTTTACCCAGAGGACTACGGCGCGGTTGGCGACGGTACAACCGATGACTCGGCGGCTTTGCAGGCGTGCATTGACGCGGCTGGCGCGGTTGGACAGGCTGGCATCATCGTGCTTGCCCCCACTGTTTACCGGGTCAACACGGAGCTCCACAATACTAGCGGTCGACGCATCAAGCTGATGGGCTCTCTGAACTCCAGCCTTGGGCTTGCGTGCCTACGCGCTGGCGCGGCAATTCGCTCGGTGTTCCGAGTCCGCTTCGAGCTGCGCGCTGAAGATGTGCTTTTCGATGCAAACTTCCTGGCAGACTACGCAGTCTCTACCGAGCAAAACTCATTCGGGCGCTTCGAAAACTGCGGCTTCGCCCAGGGCTTGATGGATGCGTTCTACGGAGACAATGACCCAGACATTGGTGTACTTGCAATCAATGACAAGTCTGTATTCGTGAACTGCGCGTTCGGAGGCTCGGGTAAATTCTTTTACAACCCAAGCTGGACCCGTCCAGATGGTAACGTGCATGACTTGCCACTCGCTACTTTGCAGACTGTGACTGGCCTAACAGCCTCAATCAGCTCCGGCAGCTCGACAATCACCGCGACCAACGCGGACTTCGTGACTCGCAGGCTCCGTAAGGGCGACTTGATTATTGTCGGCTCCGGCGTGAACTGCCAGTATTACATTGTCGCGTCGGTTGACTCTGAATCTCAGGTTACGATTCACGGCACGTCGACCGTAACGGTGAGTAATGTGGCCTGTGCGTTCGGCCGCGGCTGGGGCTTCAATGAGGAGCGCCACGGAGACAATAACATCCACACGTTCATCTCATGCCTCTCCCGCTCATCCTGCGCCGGCGGCATTGCGATGAATGGGCTCTACGGGCATCACTTGATTGACTGTCAGATTGACTACAATCAAGGATTCGAAGTTGCGATAGGCAACCGTTCAAGCGGCGGGGATGCAATCATCGACCCTGTTGTTGAACATTGCTACTTTGAAGGCACCGGCAATGCTGCTAACCGAAAGAAGCACATTTGGCTTTTGGGCGCGAAAGATTGCTTGATTACGTTCAACGTAGACGGCGTTGACGAGAGTGACCCTGACACTTGCTTGGAGCGCCCCGTGCCAGGCCTGGGTCGCATGCTGTACGAAAACGCGACATGGTCCAAGTCCTACCCAGTAGATGGGTACGGGATGGGCATTCAAGACTCCAACGCCCGCGCGCGTTTCTTGAACAACGGAACTATTCGAGGCGTTCTCAAGTGCGATGGGGCTGGCGCGGTTACCGACGGGACCACTACCTTCCCTCTGAACGAATACTTGAATTTTGCAGTGGTCGGCTCAGACGTCACCATGAGCGGCTCGCCTAAGTTTACAGACCGCACCGGGCAGGCTGGCCATTTGGCTTGGTTCATCAATACCCAGCCATTCAATATAACAATCACAACTGGTGGAGGGGTGGTTGTTAAGGGCGGCTCGGTAGTGCTCGGGCAATACGAGGGTATACTCCTCCGCTCGGCTTTCTCCGGCGGATGGTTTGAGCTTGCTAGGACTAGTGGCGCAGCTGGCACTGGCCCGGCGGGCGCGGATGGCGCCGATGGGGCCGACGGAGCAGACGGGGACAGTGCTTACCAGATAGCCGTTGCTAACGGGTTCGTGGGCGACGAGGCTGCCTGGCTTGCTTCGCTGGTGGGCGCCGACGGAGCAGATGGAGCAGATGGTTCGCCTGGGGTGCTCAGTATAGACCCCATAGGAAGCTCGCCAAATTCATCAGGGGCTTCACTGTCCTCTGGAGTGCTCACAGTACAGCCAGCAAACGCTTCGTTTGGCGGGGCCATAGCAAACGCACAGCAAGACATTCCCGCTGGCAAAAACTTCAAGGGACCGGTTACTCATGAGCAGTCAGTCGGTTGGAAAACCTCGCTGGTTACAGGCAACACCACCCTCGACAATACGTACTGCGAGGTTCACGTAAATGCCTCGGGCGCTGTGACAATAAACCTACCAGCTGCAACAGGTATTGACGGGCGCTGGTACATAATTCGCCGCATTGATGCTACTGGCTTTGCAGTTGTCGTAGATGGAAACTCATCCGAGCAAATCAACGGTGCGGCTACTTGGACCCTTACTGGGCAGTATGCTGCGGTACTTGTAGTAGCCCGCGGTGGAAACTGGTTTGCATCCAATATATCTGGGACTGCTGTATCGGGACTCACGGCGGTAGGCTCGTCTCCTAACTCTAGTGGAGCCAGCATTAGCGGAGGTATTCTGCAATTTCAGCCAGCTAGTGCTTCCCAGCCTGGCGTGATGACCGCAGGCGGCGCGCAAAGTTTCGGAGGTACTAAATCTTTCGGTGGCCGCGTAACGGCCGAAGTAGGTATTTCCGTAGGTCTGGCGTCGGGTACTACTCAGCGCTTGGACGTAGGCCACGCCGTTAGCGGCGACCATCTCGGCAGGATGCGCAACTCCTCCGCAGACGGCTACTCCTCCTTTATCTTTGCCAATAGCTCGGACGTTCCCAAAGTCTACTTTGGGTATGCGAACAGCTCTGCCAGTGATTCAATACTGACTGCGAAAGGCTTCCTCAACATAGTAGACGATTTCGTAGTGAAGGCAGCGAGCAAGGCTGCGGTTTTGATTTCCAGCGTTACCGGCGCTTTCAAAACAGGTGCAGGTCGCCAGAAAAAATGCACGACGGTGACTACCAATACCACGCTCGACGGGAACTACCATCACATATTCGTCGACGCTACTGCAGGTAACGTCACTATTACCCTTCCAACCCTTGCAAACTCAGTGACTTCAGACGGCTGTGGATTCGAGTTCGTCATCCACCGAGTCGACGCGAGTGGTAATACTGTGACAGTGGACGGCAACGGTTCTGAAACTTTAAACGGGGTTGCGTCTATAGATGTGAACACTCAATATTCAACGTTAAAAGTAATCGCTAGAAGTGCTGCCACAGGCTGGTACACCTTTTAAAATGTAGGTGCTAAATATGACTGCTCGTTCAAGATTTACTTTCCCGCAACCAGGTTCTGGGCGCCCTCACGAGACTACTTCGGATATCTTTCTGGCCGTTTCAAACTCAGGTAGCGACTCATACTTGGCAGCTCGTGATTTCGTTTCGGGCGGAGATTACGCTGCCAACCCTTACGCAACTATCCAAGCGGCAATCGACGCGCTTCCTAAAGTTATCCGCCACCGCGTGGTAATCAACGTGGCAGCTGGCAACTTTGAGGGCGCTGTCATTCAAGGGTTCTCCGGAGGCGGCTGGGACGGCAACGGTGAGCGTTTCGGAATTCACTTGGTTGGCACCGGCACAGCTGCCAGTGGAATCGGCACGCAAAGCGGCAGAAACGACGGCAGTGATTTATTGAATCAGCTTTGGAATTTCGAAGATGACTGGGGCTCGCTTGCGGGAAAGTTTGTCAGAATCTCGGCGTTTTCTGGCACACTTCGCGGTGAGGGGTATGACGCCCCCCACCGGCCTACCCGTAGGATAATCAAAAGCAATACCTCGTCTGCGATTACCTTCGCAGCAGTGCCTGCAGCGTTGACTGGTGCCACTGGCTATCTCAGCACGTTTAGCCAGTTCAATATTGAAGAGGCCGGCACTTACGTATTTCAAAAGAGCAGCTTGCCAGTCGAGGGCTTGAAAATAGCTTTCGACATAGCAGACAACACATGCCCGATTTTCTTGGACCACTTCGCACTCTACAACCCGTTTGGCGCAACGCTGCACCACGGAGTGCGCAGTCGCTCAAACGGCTTGGTGGCTGTCACCGCATCGCGAATACTCGACGCGAGCTACGAGGCAGTACTTTCACTATCCGACTCGGAGTTCAGCTTAGACAACTGCGAAGTTCGAAACGACGTGGTTATCCAAAAGAGCGGGCGAACGGTTCGCGTGGCAGATTGCGTGGGCTACTCAGGTGGGCACATCAAACTGGAAAACTTCCCCGCTGCCGAGGTTACTGGTATTGAATTCACCGGCGCCAACACCAACGTACTGCGCGCGATTAACGGACTGCAATTGTTCGCTGAGGTCAAAGCTACTGGCGGGAGTGCCACGCCGGTGTACCTCGAGTCAATACAAAAGTTTGAGGCAGTTGGCACAAACAAGCTGACAGGCGGTTCGAACACAGGTGGGTCTACGTACGGCGTCGAGATTGTGTCGGACGGGCGCTACACGTTGACGGGCTCTGACATAACGGGCGCCGGCGGGGACGTGCGATTTCTTGGCGAGACAATCCCATGGGCAACCCTCGCCACATCTACTTACGGAATTGCGGAAGGCAACGCGGCCAGCGCGGTGGCATATACTTCAATAGGCAAGTCGCTGAAGTATGGCAACTATCTTTTTGCAGGCTCCATAGACGTATCCGGTCGCTTGCTCAAATACGGCTATGACAATCCAAGCTGTAATCTTGGGAGCGTTACTCTGACGGGCTCGGATACGTACGATATGGAGGCCCAGGGCGTTAGAGAGCATCTCGAGGTTGCATGCAACTCCACCAGCGCTCGGGTGACACTCCCCAGCGGTTGCGCTATTGCGGGCGCGCAAGTAAAGATTGACAATAAGGGCTCAGAGACGCTTACCTGTCAAGCCCCCTCCGGCGGGTCTATAGTTGGCAGTGCTACGGTGGCCGCTGGTACTTGCGCGCTTTTCTGGTCTCGCAACGGCGCGGGCGGCAAGAACTTTGTACGGGTGCTGTAATGGATGCCACAAAGTACGGGGCAGTCAACGGGGTAAAAGGCCTGTACACCGTGCCAAGCGGTGGCGATGCCCAGTTCAGTCAAGCCTGCAAAGCAATATCAGCTTTAGGGCTTCGCACGCTGAAGATTTACCTTACCAAAGACTACTTGACGGATTACCCGCTGCAAAGCTCATGGAGCTCAACACCCACGAACTTAAGTGAGCTCATCCAAACCACTGAGGTTATTGATGTGCTTAGTTGGGATTGGGACACTGTTATAATAACAGCCTTTACCTTCGCTAACGGCACTACAAACTGGTGGAGAGTAGAACCTACGAACACGCGGCTGGCGGCGGAGTACAACGAAATATACGCGCTGGCTAGGCACATACTTAACAAGTACGACAACTCAGGTAAAACGTTCATCATACAAAACTGGGAAGGCGATTGGGCTTTCGGCGACCAGTTTGTAGAGGACACGAACATAGACCGTCGCTATGTCGACTTCTACGCGGCGTTTCTTGCGGTGAGACAGAAAGCTGTTACGGACGCTCGTCAAGCGGGTGGGTTTTCAAACGTGCGCGTGCTGAACGCCGTAGAAGTGAACCGAGTGACCGACGCCTTCAGTAGGCCCCATCGCCGGCGAATTATTACCGACATCGCCGCGCGTCTACAGCCAGACATTGTGTCCTATTCAGCGTACGACTCGACCATTGCCGACTTGGGCTATGGTGCAAACTTCGCAGCTTGGCAGGCGGCGTGCGAGCGTGACTTCGGAAACGCTTTGAAACAAATCAGGCGAGCGTTCCCGTGCAGTCAAATTCAGATAGGTGAGGTCGGCTTTCCCGAGAATGAAATGCTGGTAGGCAACGGTGGCGTAGGATACTCGCCAGCGGCAATGCTTGAAGTGGTGCGAGACGTTGCGGAAGCCAATGGTGTTCGCTGGTTTGTTTTCTGGCAAGTGTTTGACAACGAAACCTCGGTACTTCCCGAAATGGTCCGAGGTTATTGGATGGTAAAGCCAGATGGCGAGATAACTCCAAGCGGAACCGCGATGGCAGACTTCGCTGCCGGTTTGTGACGTGTCGCAGGGCTTGACTTTTTGTGGGAGTATTATTCTGTGAAAGTTTTACGAACTGGAAATCTGCACCTCGATGTAAAAGCCAAGAACTCAAACGGGTTCCTTAAAGCCACTGGCGCACTTTCGCGGGTTGGCGTATTCAACTACCGGAAGGCGGACGGTTCACTCGTGCGCGAATTGCGTATGCCTGAAGAGGTTTTCAAGGCCGATGCCATGTCTACTTTCAGCGATACCGTACTCACAGATGACCATCCTAACGTGCCCGTAGATGCTTCGAATGCCAAGACCTACGGCGTAGGCGTCATCATGAACGTGCGCCAAGATGGTGACTTGCTGGTAGCTGACGTGCTCGTCACGCACAAAGATACGATTGCCGCGATTGAAAAAGGCAAGCAAGAGCTTAGCTGCGGTTACTTCGCAGATGTCGAGATTGCCTCAGGTACTTGGACCGCGCCAGACGGCAGCGAACACAAGTACGATGCAATACAAAGAAATATTCAAGGTAACCACGTCGCCTTGGTCGCTAAGGGCCGCGCTGGCCCGCGTGCTCGCTTGCTTTTAGACTCGGACGATGCAGTCTCGGAGTCTTTGACTTTCGCGGATATTGCCGCGGAACCGGTCGCACCGGCCCCTGTACAGGAGAAACCAAAAATGAAAATCATACTCGATGGTATCGAGGTTGAGCTTTCCGAGGGCGTTGTGCCTCAGGTTCAGGCTCGTCTTGACGCTTCAAATGACCGAATCAAATCCCTTGAGACTGAGATTGCGCAGCTGAAAGCTGATGCTTCGCCTGAATCCTTTGCAAAGAAAGTTGCCGCTCGTCGGGAACTTGAGCGCAAGGCTGCTGAGCTTGGCTTGGCTAAGTTCGATGGCTCGGACCTCGAAGTTATGGCAGCAGCTGTCAGACTCGATGTGAAAGAAAAAGAAGAGGCCTATATTAAGGCCCGCTTTGACATCGCGGTTGAAGAGGCTGGCAAAAAAGAGAAGTACTCAGTTAGCAAAGTTGAGACTAGGAAAGACTCGGAATCGGTCCGAGCTAAATACCTTCGTGACACTTACGGGAGAGAATAACCATGGCAGCTCCACAAACTTCAGTAGCTACTTCGATTGCGGGCGGCCGAGACGGCATGCTTGCATACACGCAAGTAACCAACGTTGAATCCGCTATCGCTTCGGTTGCACTTACTGCGGGCAAGGCAGTTGCGATTGATACTACTTCGGGCGCCTCACCAGTTCTTAAAGTTAGCGTTCCCAATAACGCGGCTGACAAGATTTTGGGCGTTTTGATTTTCGACAACGGTCTCGGTTCGGACCAGCACGATGCTGGGAAGCCTGTAGCAATTCTAACCTCTGGCAAGATTTGGGTCACGCCTTCCGAGACTGTCGCCCCTGGCGAGTTGGCCTATGCCGACCCTCTCACTGGCGCAATTGGCAAAACCTCAACCGACAACGTGCTGATTGGCAAATGGATGGGCAACGGTGGCACGTCTACCGCATGCGTGCTTCAAGTTTCTCTCGCCTAAGGAATAACATATGAGCCGTTTTATTACAGACGCTGACACACTCCTCCTCAACAACCAACTCCAGAACTACGACGACAAAATCTATCAGAGCTACTTGCAATCATTGCAAGCAAAAGCTCTGGTCTCGCCCATTCAGATGGACTACGAGGCGCAGAGTGTATACACCTGGGAAAAGCAAACGCTCGTTGGTGGCGGCGACGCTGCCATGAGCTTCCGGGCAAATGCTCCACTCTCAGGCGCTTTCGCTGAGAAGGAGAGTTTTAACATTCATCCTCTTATCAACGCCGCTGACTTCGACATGCAAGAAGTTAGACGCGGCGTTGACGTTTTGAAATTGCAAGCAACTGCTCGCGCAAACGCAGAGGCTCAGAATACTTCGTTGCTTTACAGCAACTCGGTAACTGGCACTAAAGGCTTGCTTAACCACGGCTCGGTTACCATTTCAGGTACTGCACTCATCGTATTCTCCAGCTCAACCGCAGCTGAGATTGCGGACTTCATGATTGCCGCGGTCGATACCGTCAAAGTAAGTGCTAAGGGCGTGTCAGTACTTGACCCTAATCACTTGCTGGTCTCGCTTGCTGATTATCAAGTCGCTTCGCGCAAGCGTGACTCGATTGACGGCGCCACCGCGTTGCAAATCTTTCAGGCCGCGCGCCCTGGTGTGACTGTGCTGCCTGTGTTCGGTCTTGAGCTAGCCGGCGGTAGCTTGAACAAACGGCGCATGATTGTGTACAACAACAATCCTGAAATTGTTCAAGGTCTGTACTCTGGCATGTTTACCACGCCAGCTGCCCCAGCTCCGCACAGCCCTAACTTCGTACAGCAAGTCTCGATGTACTCTTTTACCGGCGGCATTGTGCTTCGCGCGCCAATAGGTATCCTGTACTTCGACGCAGCCTAATTGACTGACAAGTAAACTCTAGGCGAGGTCGCAAGGCCTCGCCTTTTTTCGTATAGTACTCACATGGCAGTCACGCGAGCAGATGTCATCAAGATTGCGCCCGAGCTTTCGGCTGTGCCCGATGGCGGAGTCTTTGACTTTTTCATCTCGATGGCTTCTCAGATTAACGATGACCAGTACATGGGCTCGTATCTCACGGCCCACTTACTTACCGTTTCACAGCAGGCCGAAGCAAACAGTGGCACCAGCTCGGCCAACCAAGGCTCGGGGCCTGTTAGCTCTCAGACGGTTGGCGAGGTCTCTACCACCTATGCCGCTGGCGGTTCTGGAATGTTCGTAGGCGCAAGCGCTGGAACTATTCTCATGGGCCTTCAGCTTACCAAGTATGGCATCATCTACGCCCAGCTTATGAAAATGCAGGGCCCGGTCGCGTTGGTGGTCGGATGACTATCAAGCCAAAAGGCAAGTTGACCGTCGACACCCGTTCGCTGGTATCCATTCAGCATAATCTTGCTATGGCTCGCAAGCATTACGCAAAGTTCGGGTTGCTTGGGAATGATGCTTCCACCGAAGGCGTGACAAATGCTGAAGTAGGTGCGGCAAACGAGTTCGGTACTCGCAGCCAACCAGCGCGCCCTTTCTTGGCACCCTCGGCTAAGCTAAACGAAAAAAAGTATTTCGAGCGCATGCGAGGCTTGCTCAGAAAGTTGATTGTAAATCCTACGATGGCGGGGCAAGCCGCGTTCGTCTCTGGCTTTCAGGCGCTGGCCCTGGTGGCTTCGGTAGACGTTAAAAACTTTATCACTCGCGGCGCGCCGATTCCTCCGCCCAACTCCGAGAGTGTTACGAAGCGAAAGATTGCGCTGGCTTTCTCGAATTCAAAAAACGAGGCAGACGGTAACCGCAGGGCTGGCATGATTCGGACTTTGGTTGACACGGGCCGTATGGTGCAGGCCATCACGTGGGCCGTACTGAAGCGAGGTGTAAAGTGATAGACCTTGGCAAAACAATAACCAGCCTGAAAACCCACTCAGTGGAAGTGCTTCGCTTGCAACCGCAGTCCGTGGACGATAACGGACGCATTCGCGAGAATCCCGCGGCGAGCGCGGGCACTTTCGACGCGGTTGTACAGCCTACTGGGGGCTCGGAGCTTTTGCAGGCTCCCGAGGGCGCGCACGCTAGGGACTTATTCACCGTGTTTCTGCTAGAGTCGCCTATAGGAACCGGCGACTTCATAGTTGTTCCTGACTTGGGCAATCTGCAGATTTATGGGTTCGGTGACCGAAAGAATTTTCATGGCAACTACATAAAGGCAATGTGCCGCTTAGTGCGCGACTTGCGTGAGTCTCTCGTCACGGGGAGTGTGCCATGAGCTGGGAAGCCGTTGACGGTGCCATTGCAAAGGCTATTCGCGCTGCCAGCGGTCTAGACCTGAACCAAGTTTTCTGGGACTACCACGACGGCGTGCGTCCTACTGACAAGCCTTTCATTGCGATGCACATTGCGTCGGACCAGCTGACTGCACCTCGTGCCGAGGTAGAGCAAGTATATGACTCTAGCCGTGGCAAAATAGTAGCAACATACTTGTACAATCGCGAGCTTTTAGTTCGTTTGGTATGTTACGGGAAATCCAACGCGGGCTCCTACGCAACTCGGGCGATACTTGCTGAGACTCAGAACGCGCTTTCAGCCGAGCGAGTCAAGCAATACTTCGACGCCGCAAACATAGCTTTGATTGACCGGGGCAGCATCTCAGTGGCGCCGGTTCTTTTCGACTCCTCTTGGGAAAACCGCAGCATCTTGGAGCTTCGCTTTAGGTTGCGCGACTTTAGCCAGGAAACGCTTGATTACGTAGCAAGCGTTGAGACCAGTGGCACGTATACGTGAGGTGAATAATGGTTGCAATAACAAACTTCGTTGACTCGACTATCTCGATTGAGAGTTCGTCAATTCAGAAGCCTTCGTTCTCGAAGCCTCTGGTTGTCGGCTATCACACTAAAAACGCGGACCGCGTCCGCTCTTACAGCTCGTTGTCTGGCCTTGTGTCTGACGGCTTCGCTACTACAGACTCAATCTACAAAGCCGTTGCTGCGATTTTCGCGCAATCGCCGACGGTTGCTTCTGTGGCAGTTGGCCGGTTGGCGCTCGCTCCAACAACTAAAGTAGAAGTCACTCCGACCGCTGCGAACTCGACGACCTACAAGCTGGCAGTGAACGGCACTGAGTTCACCTACGCTTCCGACTCGTCGGCTACGGTCGCTGAGATTTGCGCGGGCCTTGTCGCAGCAATCGGCACGGTCTCCGGCGTTACTGTCACAGACCAGACTACCTTCATTCGACTGGTTGCTAGCTCCGCTGGCAATCGCGTAGAAGTGGACAACACCATGGATGACTTGAGCTTGCTCAGCGTCGCAGTGAATCATGCGGACCCTGGCATTGCTACGGACATGGCGGCGATTCTGAACGCAGACCAAAGCTGGTACACCGTCACGCCAACCACGGCCTCGGAAGCTGAGTTGAACGCGCTGGCAGCTTGGGCGCTTTCGAATAAAAAACTGATGCTGGCAGCTTCGCAAGAAACTGCAATCATCACAAGCTCCACTTCGGACATCGCTTCGGACTTGGAAGGCCTGGATAACGAGCGCTCGGGCCTCATCTTCCACCCACGCGCATCTCAGTACGCTGGCGCGGCAATGGCTGGCGTTCTTTTGGCAAGCGACCCTGGCGCGCTTACGATGAAGTTCAAAGCCCTGGCTGGGGTTAGCACTTATATGCTGACTGACACACAAGCGGGCTACGCACTCGCAAAGAATTGCAACATCTACCAAGACGTCTCAGGCCAGAAAGCATTGCTTGAAGGGACCACCTCTAAAGCCAATCGCTTCATTGACTTTAGGCGCGACTTGGATTGGCTTGATTCAACTATTACCACCGACATGGCTTCGCTTTTGGCTCGCTTGCCAAAGGTCCCCTACACAGACGCGGGCATTGCTCAGGCTGCCTCGGCTTTGCGCGGCTCGCTCATCAAAGGCCAGCAAGCAAACGTACTTGACCCGCTTACACAGTTCACAATCACCGTGCCGAAGATTTCTGAAACTTCCGCAGACGACCGAGAGGCTCGCATCCTTCGGACCGTTTACTGGACGGCGCGGGTGGCGGGCGCGATTCACAAGGTTGTCATTCGTGGCACGCTGAGCTTCTAAGGAGATTGAAATATGACTATGTTAACTTATGACCCTGAAAAAGCTCTTGTGTTGGTAGACGGCGTTGCCATCTCTGGCTTCGCGGACGGCACCGCAATAACCCTTGCTTACGATGAGCCTCGGTTTAGCACCTCGGTTGGCCAAGGCGGGAGCGTTGCGATTGCGCGAAATGCTTCTAAGCTGGCAACTCTGACAATCACGCTGCAACAAACCTCCGCGTCGAATGATGTACTGTCCGGTCTGATGCAGGCTCACATGACTGGCCTGAAGAACGGTATAGGCATCGTGACGGTGCTCGACGCCTCGGGCCGCACCGCGGCAGCTGCTACGGATTGCTACATCGAGAACATGGCTCAAATCGACCTAGGAAAAGAAATAACCAACCGTGAGTGGGTCATCAAACTGGCCCGCGCTGAGATATTTGTAGGCGGCAACTAGTCGATACTATCGAATAGTTCGAACCTACCGGGAATACCGGATAGTTCGAGGGAGAGCGGTCTAGCTGGCCGCTCTTCTTTTTGGTATATTGCCAGCAAGGGGAACAACCATGGCAAGACAAACAACTAGCTATACATTTCAGGCTGAAAAGGGTGAAGTCAAGGTAAACTTGGTTGGCATGGGCGCTCGCTCGGCTGCCATTATGGCCCAACGCATTGCCGGTGTGATTGCTCCGGTATTCGGCGCGATTCAATCAGGCGACGTGGCCGGTGCTGGCAAGGCGCTTTCAGGGCTGCCAGCGAGCGAGTCATGGGACTTGCTGGTGAAGTTCTGCGAAGGCGGTACAGTTGAGTACACTAAAGATGACGGCAATAAAGTACTTGCGGCTGCCAGCTCGGAAGCGTTGGACATGGCACTTACGGGCCACGCTCTCGAGGCATACAAGATTTTGCTCGAAGCCGTCAGACTGAACTACCCAGAGTTTTTTCGAAAGCTCACCTAAGGCCGCAAGCCTCGGGTGAGCTGCCCCGTATTCCCAGGTACTATCGCGAGGTCCTAGAGAGGCCTGATTCTTTCGTGCTTAGGCTCGTGTTAGAGGGCGTGGCTACGCTTGAAGAGGTAGAGACTTACTACAGCTTTGAAGATGCCTTGTCGCTTACTGACCTGTTGCTTGCTAAAGTAGAAGTTGAACGCGCCACACTTGCGAGGGATAAGAAGTGAGCATTACCGTCGCAGAATTGGTTGCCACCCTTGGCTTCGACGTCAACATGGGGCAATTCAAGAAAGCCGAGAGCGGGCTGAATAGCCTCATTGGCTTGGCCAAGGGTTTGGTTGGTGCGTTCGTTGCCAGCAAGGCAGTAGCGGCGTTTCAAGACACCATCAATGCTATGGACGCGCTGGGCGACCGGGCTGAGCAGCTCGGCATTACAGCGGACGCACTCAGCGCCTTGCAATACGCAGCACAGCTTTCTGGCAGCAATAGTGAGCAGTTGACAGATGCGCTCGGTATGATGCAGCAACGCCTAGCCGCAGTAGCAGCTGGCAGTGAAGAGGCAGTCAAAGAGTTCGCCAAGTTCGGCATTCAAGTGCGCAACTCCAACGGCGAGCTTGAAACGGTAGACAAGGTATTGCTCAGCGTAGCGGACCGCGTAGCCAAGGCAGATAACCAAATCAATAAAGCTGCGATTGCTACGGCGGCATTTGGCAAGCAAGGTCGCGCACTCATTCCGTTCCTCAGCAAGGGCTCGGCAGGTATAAACGAGCTGCGCAAAGAAGCCGCGAAGTTTGGCGGGGTTATTACAGCCGAGCAAGCGCAGGCCGCAAGCGATTTCAACGACCAACTGGACCGATTGCGAACGCGCTTCGGCTCGCTATTCAAGCTGGTAGCCAGCAAATTCCTACCTTTCGCTGACAAGCTTGTAAGATACTTGCTTGAAGCAACCACGCGCTGGCAAGTGTTCGCCGCAGTGCTGAAGCAAATCGCCTTGCCAGTGGCTTTCACGGCTTTGATTATCGGGCTCAATGCCTTGCCAGCTGCAATCTTCGCAGTGTCCGCTTTGATTGGCTCTACGTTGATTCCGGCGATGACAGCCTTCGCAGTTACCGCAACAACCGTAGCATTGCCGCTCGCTGCAATCGTTCTAATACTCGACGAGATTTTCACGACCATTCAAGGCGGCGACTCTCTCATCTGGCGACTGGTGGAGTGGGCTGATTCTGGCAGCGCTTCGATGGGGAGCTTCACCCGGGTGTTGCAAGATGCACTCGCGGTGCTGTTCGACTTGACGAATCCAGAGCGCTGGAAAAACCTGGGCAACTCGATAGTTAATTTCTTGAAGGGCCCGATTGAGTGGCTCCAATCCAAACTTGGCGCGTTGCTGCCGATTGCCAACGCCTTGCTTGGGGCAACTGGCTTTGGCGCTGGGGCTTCGCTGGCATTGAGCGGGGCGCAGTCTGCGGTAGCTAACTTGAACGCCTCGACCGCCGCGGCGGCGCCGGCAGTCTCAGGCGCTACCAGTAACAGCACTGTCAATCAATCAATCGTAGTCAACCAAGCCCCTGGCCAGAGTGCCGAGGCTGTGATTGACGCGATTAACCGCGAGACTCGCGCGGCATATTCGGCGGTAAAATGAGCGCTCTAGTTTTCAAGTACCTTGGCGCGGATGGTAACTACCGGTTGCTTGGCGTAGACTGCCTTATCTCTGCCACGCCTAGCGCCATGATTGAGTTGCCTGCACACCCAATCGAGCAACGCAGCTCGGTAGTGGACCATGTGATTCGAAAGCCAAAGGAGCTTCAACTTGAAATACTCCAAACCGACTTCCCCTTCGCGAATTCAGGCGGTGCTACTCTTTTTGACGGTCTGTACAATGACTCCCTTGCTGATGGCGTTTTTGGCAACGAAGTTAGTACTACTGTCGCTAACGCAATTGATATCTCTAATAGTGCAGGTGCTCCAGGACGTCATGTTCAGTTTGTACAAGAGCTTGAATGGTTAAGTGTCACTGGCACGCCGCTCGAAGTGCTCTACAAGTTCGGCCCACTGAAGAACATGGTTATACTCAGTGTCACGCCTACGCTCGGCTCCAACTTGCTAGACGCCACCAAAATCACGGTGACCTTGCGAGAGGTACAGTTCGCCGCGCTGGCAGTTGAGCGCTACAAGAAACCAAAAATTCAGCAAGCGAAGCCCAAGAAAGACTTGGGCACTCAGTCGCCACAGGAAACGACTCCCTCAGAAGCAGAGCAGGTGGCTAAGCGCAAATCTCTAATCCTTTCACTACTGGGCAAGTAATGTTCACCATCCCACTAGACCCAACACAGCCCTATTTCTCCCTCGAAATTCCCATCGACGGTGATAACTACCGGCTTAGCTTCTATTGGTCCCACCGTGGGAACAGTTGGTCAATGTCCCTTGCTACTGCGGACGGCGACGACATCTATACCGGCGTTGGCCTGCGAACTGGCTTGCCAATCGGCTTTCGATACCAGCACCCTCGCAAGCCCAAGGGCAGCTTTTACTTGATTGACACGGCGGGGGATAGCTCGCCAAAGCTCGGTGAATTGCAGGTTCGCTACAAACTGGTGTACGACGATGGTTGATGCAAACTACTTCGAACGCTATTGCGAGCTTGTAATCTATGACGAGGCCAACGGCGAGCGCAGCTCAGTCAAAGGCTTTCGAGTCGTAGTCTCTTCTAAGGCCAGTTTGCTGAAAGCGCCGAACACCGCAGAGATTGAAGTCTACAACCTGGCCCCCGCCACGCGCAGCAAGCTGCAACGTGGCAAGCTGAAGGTCGAGTTGATTGGCGGGTACAAAGCCAACAACGGCGTGGTGTTTGCTGGAACGGCGCGGGACGTTAACCACGAGTTAAAGGGCGCGGATTGGGTCACGACGCTGTCAGTAGGCGACGGTGAGAAAGCATGGCGCCAAGCGTACGTCAGCCTCTCGTTTTCAAAAAACACCGAGGTTGACACCGTCGTGCGCGCGCTGGCTGAAGAGTTCGGCAAGCTGGGCGTGTCGCGCGGCAACTTGGACTACGCCCTCAAAACCTTCGAGCGAAAAGACAACTTTCGCAAGTACGCCAGCGGC